GGAAACGGAGATGGCCGAAGTCAAAGCTCAACTCCAAGCCTTGTAGTCCTACTCCCTACTGGGCTTGACGCCGTGTTGTAATGTGGTAGGGCAGCGAGTTTCCGGCTCCTGCCCACGGCCACAGTTCCCTAGAAACCATGACCAAACAAGAATATCGTGGCTCGCCCCACACAGCTTGGGCTAAAGACGGAAAAGTCTTTCTAGCCAATGAAGAAGACAGTTACTACACCGAAGAGTTCCGAAGCCGCGAAGAGCTGGAAGTCTTTATCCAGCAGTTGCGTGCTACTGCCGATGAAGCGTGGTCAAACTGATTAACTATTTCTACCAAACATCCATGGCGCGTAAATTTCCGACAGTTCCCAGCCAAAAGCAACAGCTTGAAATGCTGGATCTCTGTCAAGATATTCTTGATTACATTGAGCGCAAAGAGCCGTATTTTGAAAAACGTGAGGATGCGCCGGAAGTTTGGCTGAAGCTCTGGGAGTTGCGCGGTAGTATTTCTGGCTGGCATCTTCAGTAGTCACCTTCTTTAACGCTCATGACGCGCTCCTTTTCGGAACTCACCAAGGACTTCAGTGCTGAGCGCCGGGAGCGCATCGAGCAGCGTAAGATTGAATTACGCCGTGTGTTAAAACAAAGCCAGGAAATGCTCCTCCAAGACGTGATGGAGCGCAATTCCGCAATTTGTTCGGGACAGCTCGTGTTTAGCGGTACGCGGATTCCCGTGGCCGTGGTGGTGGAGCAATTGCGTGCTGGCGTCTCTCCCGCAGAGCTACAGGAAGATTTTCCTCAACTCAGCCCCATCGCGCTGGACTACGCGGAGATCCAGGCCCAACACGCCAAAGACCAGCTTCAGTAGTTGCTTTCGATACCAAGCATGGGTTGACAGCTTCTGTGCAAGCGACTAGTCTGGCCGTCTTCGCCCTCAAACCATGCCCACCACTCTTGCGGAGCTTTGGAGCGCCTTCTTGGAAGAGCGCTCCATTTCTCTATGTCCAACCAGCTTGACTTCCGACTACAGGCAAGTAACAAAATGGTTAAAGCGTTGCCCAATTCAAGACTTAAATGAAGCACGCAAAATCATGATTTGGGTGTTGGGAGAAAAGCCGGTGCTTTCTTCTAGACGCGTCGCAATGTATACAAAAACAATGTTTCGCTGGGCAGCACAAGAAGACGTGGGTTACTTGGACAAGAATCCTCTTGCAAGTTTTAAAATGCCTAAAGCTCCGCAAAGAAACGAGGAAATTGTTGTAATTCCGCGAGATGAAGTGGGATTAGTCCTTGCAGCACTAGAAGCCAAGCAAACTTATAAAAATGTTAACTGGGCTTGGTATACAGAATTTATGCTTCAAACCGCCATGCGAACTGGTGAAGTAAGAGCATTGCGATGGGACGATATCAAGGACAACAAGATTCTTGTGCATCAAAACTGGACCCTTACGCATGGATTAAAAGATAGTACTAAAACAAACAAAAAGCGATGGGTGCCATTGAACAATAAATGTCAAGAAATTATGGCGCAACTTTCTCAAGACAATGAATATATTTTTCCATGGGATCGCTTGGCGTTTCAGAGTTATTTTCGTAAAAAACTGCAGCCATTACACCAAGCAGAGTTAATTAGTCATGCTTATCGCCCTTATGATTGCAGGCACACCGCGATTAGCCGCTGGATTGAGGCGGGCATTCCAGTGCCACAGGTGGCAAACTGGGCTGGTAATACCAGTGAAATTATTTTTAAGCATTATTGCAATACCACCAAGGAGTACGAAATGCCGGAGCTGTAATTTGCTCTTACAATAAAGCAGGCTATTTTGTTAATCATGGCTTCTTCCATTGAATTTACTTGGGGCGTCGCTAATCTTGAGCGCACGCTATCAGATGGTGTGGTGTACACCATTCATTACACCATTGATGCTTTTGACGGCACTTACCGTTCGGGGGCGTATGGCTCTCTCGGTCTTGAACCGCCTGAGCCCGATTCGCTTATTCCGTATGCTGATCTCACTGCTGAAATGGTAGTGGAATGGACGAAGGAGAAAATTGGCGAGGAGAAAGTGGCTGAAATTGAAGCCGCTCTTGCCGCTCAAATTCAGCAACAAATTGCCCCGACCACGGGCGCCGGCGTGCCTTGGGCTAGCTAATATAGTGCTTTCGCACGTCCACCATTGGCCGTAAAAAGCAAAGTTGGCGCTTCTTCGTCAAAGCGCATTATCATCCGCAAGCCCAAAACCACGAAGCAAGGGCAAGGAAAAAATAGCAAAGCTTCTCATGGGCGCAAGCTCATGCGAGGTCAAGGTAAATAAAGCCAAGGGAGAGCAATGCTCTCCTTTTTTCTTGTTTAAAACAATGCAAGGCTATAATAAAACAAAACAGTTGGGGAGAAAAGGGAGAAATGTATTATCCCGCCACTTACAACATAGTGGTGCTGCAAAACTCCACTTACCGCATGCAGATTACTGCTACGCAAAGCGGCGGCACTCCCATCAATCTTTCTGGATATACCATTGATAGCGATATTTGCGGCGCATTGGACGGAGAAATTGTTGCAAGTTTTGTACCAGCTATTACAAATGCAGCTAGTGGAATTTTTCAGCTAACGTTATCGCCCACTGTTTCAAGTGGGCTAGAAGTAGGAATTTATAATTATGACGTGAGTGCCACGCAAGCCGGTGGAGATCGTTATTACTGGCTAAAAGGCGTTTGCACTGTTTCCGGCACTTGTTCTAGGAATTAATCATGCCCGATATCATTCTTACTGTTGTTAGTGGTGAGCCAGTTGCCATTGGTTTGTCCATCCCTGGCGTGCAGGGACCGATGGGACAGAGCACGTTGCCGTCTGGCGGTAGCGTGGGGCAAATTATTACCAAGGCTACAAGCGTAGATTATGACGCATCGTGGACTTCCACGGCTTCTGGCCTGACGCTTCGTAATTTAACTATTTCCGGCACCACTGTTTTAGGGACCATTTCTGGCGGCACTTATCAAGCGGCAACAATTACTGGCGCCACGATTAATGGGCCAACAATTAATGGAGGCACGGCCAATGGCACGGCATTGTCCAATGCAATTGTTGATCAATGCACTCTTGACAATTCAACGTTTGAAGACGGCACAATTTTCAACGTAACGCTTTCCGGCACCATCACTAACGTAGCCACAGTTAGCAGTGGCACTTATAACAATGCAGTTATCACTTCCCCAACTATTTCTGGCGGCACATTAAACAATGTCACAATTGATTCGCCAACAGTATCCGGAGGTACTTTTGCTTCTTCCACAGTCAATTCCCCCACGCTTTCAGGAGGCACTTTAGCCGCCACCAGTATTTCGTCTTCCGCTTTAATTTTTCCAACCATTTCTGGAACCATCACTGCTTCTGGAGGCGTAACGATTTTTGCCAGTGGCGCATCGATGGGCTTCTTTGGCGCATCGCCCGTCGTCTGTCCATCTGGCATCTCCATTCCTAGTGGCGGTTCTTCCACTGCTGAAGTATTGACGGCCCTAAGCGGCGTCATTCTTGCCTTGCAAAATCTTGGCCTTATTCGTGCATAATTATGGGACAAATCATTGCCAACAACGAACAGTTTGAAACTCACATTCAAGCTGATTGGCGCGGACAACTTTTGCAAACTGGGCCAGACAGTGGCGTTGTAGATGCATTTGGCAGGGCTCGCACCAGTTCTCCTTATACGCTGTTTGATAGCACAATGCGCTATGACAAACGGCCTGATCAATGGTTTGACAAAATTGTTGGTAGTGGTACATCCACGTTTTTAACCAATCAAAGCAGCGTGGCAATGGCCACCACCACTGCTTCTGGCGACACTGTTTTGCGCCGGACAAAACAAAATTTTCCTTACCAAGCAGGGAAAAGCATGATGATGCTGCAAAGCTTTGTTGGCTCTACTCCCACTGCTGGCTTAATTCAAGAAGTGGGGCTATTTAACGATAATAATGGCGTGATGTTTAGGGCCAGCGGAACAACGTTGCAATTTGTCATTAGAAGCTATGCCACTGGCAGTATTGTGGAGGACGTTGTAAATCAAGCTGATTGGAATTTAAATACGCTTCTTGATTTAGATATTTCCAAGGCTCAAATTCTTGTTACTGACATTGAATGGCTGGGAGTTGGGCGAGTAAGAGCTGGGTTTGTTATTAACGGAGAAATTATTTATTGCCACGAATTTAATCATTACAACGTTCTTACTTCCGTCTATATGACAACGGCTATTTTGCCATTGTCCTATCGTATTCATAATGCATCGGCTCAAGCG